GCGGGGTCTTTTGTTTTATTACATTTACATTTCATATTTAAAATAATTTGGAAGTGCTTGTTTTTATAATATTTCTACTTATCGCTTCAGCCTCTAATTTTACTTTTAGAGGACCAGAAATAATTCTTTTAATATCTCTTGGGTCGATCATCCGTTGTTCACATACTTCACAAATAGCCTCCGCATAAGTCATTGAATCTTTTTGTACCAGAAGCTGAACTTGATTTCGTAAATCTTCTTTTGTTATAGTTGTTTTAATGGATGGTTCTTGTTTCATAGAGTTCTAAGGATTACTGAGTGTTCATTGATTCGACCATTCACATTACCTTTTTTGGTTTTGAGACCATCTATTGCTTTTGTGAACATTCTTTCTGTCTTATTAGTTATAATGGGTATTATATCATCAGGCTTCCTAATTGTCAATGAATAACTCTTACTCTCATCATAGTTTTGAAGGGTCGTACCTTTTACACCAAATCCATCTGCGCCATTTGATTCATAGACCAGTAGTTTTCTATTCTTTGTATTGAATAGAAGAACCTTCTTTGAGCCAGGTAATGTAATGGGTGAAACAGAACTGATTCCAAATTTATCATCAGACTCTTTATACTTTAGCTTCTTCACTTGAACCTCTGCTGATTTTACTTTCTTTACACGAGGCTTTCTTGCTTTGGTATTTGCGCCACGATATTTCTCAACCTGCTGAAGCATCTTATCAATCGCTTTAATTCGACCTTTGATTGCAGGTTTACTTAGGAAAGACCATCCTTCAATATCATATTCATTATCCTTAGTGATGCAATTATCTAATGATAGCCGCAAAGTTTTTAACCAATTTTCAATTACTGGAAGACCACGGACAGGAATATCATTTGTCTTGAGTAGGGTAGAAAGATCAATTCCATTCACCTTGGTCGATCCATCGGTAGCCCAGTCATCAATCATTTCATCAAGATAGTATACAACCTTGGAATAAATCTTATTGTTCATGCGCTGAACCACAGAAATCTTAGGTGTATCATCTTTCTTATCTGTAATCTTTTCTTCAGTATATTGCTTATATACCCTATCAATCTCTTTCTTAACAAATAGAATGTCATCATTTGCTTCGGTCATATTCACTCCAGGCAAATCTTTACAGTATTCTTCCCATCCATCATGGGTCGAAGGCATTCCCTTATTGATCATTCGTGCCAACTTAGCCGCGGTAAAAGAAAAATATTTCAGATTAGATTTTACCGACCTAATTATCTTTGAATCATAACCATTCGTCTTTGCAAAGGTTTCGATATCCTTAATCAAATCCTTAGTGGAACAGTAGTAATTGTAGAAGTTCAATGCTGAACTTCGCCTCGAGAAATATTGAGTTCCATTAAGAGTAGAAGCATCTTCCCAAGAAGGTTCTTCGCCTGTATATTTAGAGTCAGTCGCTGCGACTCGATTATATCGATCAAAAATTCTAGCCATAATATTATCCTTCGTCTGAGTTAATGTAATTGTCTGCTTTATATTGAGTCAGATGTTCCATTTCTTCATTAACATCATTTTCAGTATATCCGATCACATAATCAGCGATATCATTGATACTTACTGATGCTTTCTTGACCTTCTTATGAATCCTGCGAATCATTCGAAGACGTTTATTTTCTTGGGCTTTTGTCATAATATAGTAATATAAATCAATTTAAGGTAATGTCAATCAAAATTAGCGAACTCTTACAGTCTTGTATTCGACTCGTGTCTCGTAGTGACCCGGCACGTGATGGATAATTTCACCAATGGCATTTCGAACCGTGACTTCATTCACCCACACTTGGCGGCGAATTTCAATAGTCTCATAGACTGGGGCACATGGCGAATGAATCACTCTACGATGATGACGGCTACCACCGTAAACTCCACGATGATGACGACCACCATGACTGAAAATACTTCCTCCATTACCTCGATCACCGAAGATGATCGCGGTTACACCGCCAATAATGGCACCCGTCTCAGAATCTCCATCACCAACATTATTTCCAATAACGCCACCTATGACCGCTCCAAGAACTCCTCTTTCAATAGTGCCTCGTGATTGACCGTATGTTAAACCTGCAGTAAGTAATGCTGCTCCGACAATAATTAATTTTTTCTTATTCATTTTATTTTTTTTTTTAGTATATTTATTTATGAAGATATTTAAAAGTTATTTATGATAAATTTATATGTGCGTTGATTACGATCTTTAATTTCATGACGCTTACCATCAGCATCCTTATAGTAACGCTTGTATTCATTAATCATCATTTGCTTATTAAGATAAAGTACAGCATGTGTGAACTTAGGAAATTTTTTAAATGAGCAACCAAGGTTAAATTGAAAATCAAGTAATAGCCATTGTTGTTGCCAAGTTAGTCGGTTCCAATCCTCAGCGCTGAGTTTCATATGATCAAGCGATTTTTGGATATCAGATATAAGTAGATATTGTGCCTGAGCTTCAGTAATTCCATTCTCAAATCGTTTTGAGCGAATATCATCGGCAGTAAGTTTATGACCATACGCAATTGTGTCATTTCCGCCCTCGGGGCTTGGATAGGGAAACCATAGTTGTGAAATCTGATTCCAACCTTTCATAAGTGAGTTTTCATAAGACATGATCTCATCAATAAAGCCATTATTGATAAGCATATTCCAATCCTTTTCATATGATTGATTATGGAGTTTGATATCATCAAAGTCTAAGTCAGGGCGATTGCCATCAATCGTGGCAAAAGCTGATGTTGCTGAAAGTAAAAATATTGCGTATTGTTTCATACTTCCATTAACTTATACTTTTTTCCATCTACCTCTATTACTTTATCAGCACAGGACTGACTACGTGGTGTTCCTTCTTTGTAGCCATCGCTATCCTCGTAGTAGGTTTTATTACCCTTTTCGTCGTATTCATACTTGCTCCAGAAGCCATAGCTGGTCTCGTAGTAGGTCTTGTTACCCTTGGAATCGTATTCACTTTTTCGCCAGTCGCCATCGCTGTCCTCGTAGTAGGTTTCTTTGCCGTTGGAATCGTATTCATGCTTGATCCAGAAGCCATAGCTGTTCTCAAAGTAGGTTTCGTTACCGTTGGCATCTTTAATATCGATAGGGAAGGTAAATGCAATCCCCAATTTTTTGTATGTTTCGCTTAGTTTTTTCATACTCTTATTATATTATAGTTCCTAATCTTATGCTCTCTCTTTCAATAGCTCGTCAATCCAATTGCATAGATCAAATACATGCCTATGAGGTTTATCTTGCCATTGATAAGATAAACTAAACATATCACTACTATCGCACTCTTTTAAAGAATCTCTATAATCTTTAGTTGTTTTACCATGCCAGGTTCCTTCTTGAAATTGTCTTTGAGCATCTTGTCGATATTGAAAAGCATCTCTAGCTTCTTCTACTAGACGACAAACTTCATCTTCTAGCTTAGAATTATAAGCCGCAAGACCAACGTCGCGACCTAGATCTTTTCTCAAAAACTCTTTATACTTCAAATAATTCATACTCTTATTATATTATAGTTCCTTAATCTTCTTTCTGATATCACCGATAGTGTAGATACCTTGGTGTGAGTTATCTACTGCAATTACTTCTGTATCATCTGGTAATAACGGAGCTAATGGGTCTAACCATCTTACTCCATTACTTCTAAATGCTACGTTTACTTCTACTTCTTCTCCATCTTCATATGTTCTGATAGACGGAACCTTCACTGCAAATGTTGTACTCATACTATGATTTTGAGATACATAGAACCCCGTCAGAGTATCCAATGTCCGTGGCGTATCCAGATTTCATAAATTTGCGCTCTAAGTCTTGGAGCCGCAAGTGATAGTGGCACTCTTCGTAGTCTGTTGGCACATATATGCGAACGACCATTTCTAGTGGTTCGTCTGGCGTCATTCCCCATCCGATATGTTTTCTTTGAAATTTTATCTTCATAGTGCTATTCCTCTGCGTCTATCAAATCCAGCTTGAGACCCTTCACAAGGTCTTCCCTCAAGAAGTTAGCAATTACTTGAGCTTTGTAGGCTTCGTCAAAGCAACCATCGGAAGCCCACTCGTGGGCTTGTTCCTCTGATTCACCTGCATAGTCGTTAATATATTCAATTAGTTTTTTTGTATTTATTTTCATAGTGCTATTATTTTTTTTCAAGCCAGTCGGCAAGTCCTTCTGCAGTCACAACTTCATCATCATTCATGGTGTAGTAAACCTTGTGATCGCTGATATTTGAATCGGGGTGAAGAAGCCACCTTTTGTATTTCGAGACGATCTCATCGCGCATCTGACCAGAATTATTCTCATCGACTGAACAATGAAATAGATCATTCTCCATGGTCACATGAATATTGGAATGCCATTCGTCCTCGGCTGGAATTGAATCGATATCAGCATGGCAATCAGTAAAGATCACAAAAACCTCGGAATAGTCATTCCGGTAGGAAATCGCTTTTTCGAAAGCCACAACATCCACAGATGGGTAGAGAATATAAGTCTCACCACCTTTGTTTTTCCAATATTGAGGGCATTCACCAGTTTCATCCCAGCTGTGGGCGCCGTAGTTTTCGCGATACTGGGTAGTGACAGTGTGAATTTTATTTTCCATAATCAATCTTATATGTATATTATAATCTATTTTTTAGAATTTGTAAAGGCTTTTATCTGATTGAATATCAACGGGTTACGAAATGAGGTTCTTCTTTTTGAAAAAATTCATAAGTCATTGATAATCAAGAGACTCCAGTCCATCGGATCGGACCAGTTCTTAGAGAATCTACCGTGTCTTCAATAACATTTCCACGGGCAAAATTCCTCGCAGGGGCTTTCCAACTGGCGGCTTTGAGAAGGTCGCCCTTCTTGAATTTCTTATCATTATCAGTATTAACAATGAATCCCGCAGCTGAACCTCCAGTAGTGAGCCGAATATATTTTGATCCCTTCACAGAACTGACACTAATGGCATATTCGTGATACATATTTTCTTTAATGTCATCTGAATCTTTACATTCAGAGGCAGACTTATCTTCTGGTATATTTGACCACCTCCTATAGTCTTCAATCATTAAAGATTTAACTAGATCGACTCCATCTTCGATGAGTCTTCCAGGTTTGATGAGAAAGTGGTTTTCACTCATTTCTGAGCCAAGTAATTTAACAGTTTTTTCTTTATTTTTCATAATCAATCTTATATGTATATTATATCAGATTTTATGAATTTGTACAGGATTTTAAGTCATTGACACTGAAGGACATAGGATACATTATTATTGAATATCTCAAAATACACAATTCATTGATAATCAATAACTTATATAAATAAGAAATATGACCAATGATTGATTGACCTATTATTCTGTTCTGAACAAATCAATTATAACAGGATGTCAACCCCATGTAAAGACCAAAATCATGATAAGTGAAGAAATTAAAAATAAGTTGATCGCCCAACCTCGTGGTCTCGCTGACCTAGGAGAAATTGGCACATTCGACCCTTTTAACGAAGTTTGTAGTTGGTCACCCAAAGACACAGATGCTGCATTCTATGGAGATTGGACTGTAATAGACTGCAAACTTATTTCGTCTAGCAACGATCCATGTGTTATTCGCAGTTGCTCCTCTAGTTGTGTTACTCTTTCAGGTGAATATAGTTTATCGACCTTTGACCGACTATCCTACAAATATAAGGATATTGAAACAAATGAAATTTTTGAGGTGAAAGGTTGCCCAGATCCTGCTGATCCACGCACAAAATATATGTTTGAATTGATTCAAGACCCTAGAAAGAATATAGATGTGAAGACAGTGGTTGAATTTCTCATTGAATTTGATTTTAGCAGTCCTTCATTATCTACTGATCTTTCAACAGCAGAAGAACTAGGAATTTTTATAGATGATAATCTTTATGTGGATGAAGAAAATCAAAAAGCATATAGAAAAGATAGAATTGAATTTGTTCAGACTGTGAGAAATTATGGTTATAAAAAACTTTGTGGTGCAATGGATATGTGCTTCTGTGATAAATAGAAATATGCCACCAGTAACAAGAATAGGAGATGCAGATGTTACTCATTGCTCGGGTATGACGAGAGCAGTGGGTAGTCCAAATGTATTTGCGAATAATATTCCGATATCGCGGCAAGGAGATGTAAATACTACCCACCTTCTACCTGCACCTATATGTCCACCCCACGCTAAACCCATTGCTGTGGGTTCAACCACTGTCTTTATTAACAATAAAGGTTGTGGAAGAATAGGCGATGCAATATCGGGTTGTACATCTGTGGCTGCTGGATCATCAAATGTCTTCGCAGGAGGATAAAATCTTATAAATAAGAATATAACTGAAAGGAAATAAAACATATGACAATGGAATTAATAGCAATGCTTGGTGGAGGTGTAACTGGTTTCATTATGAAACTTGCATCTACCATGATAGCAAATCAGGCACGAATCTTTGAACAGACTCTTCAGAAGCAAAAAGCTGCTGATGATTCGGCAGACAGAGCAGCAGCCAGAGATGGTGGCGTATATGTAAGGAGATTTCTTGTGGCAATAACATTCTTCGCGATTGTTGTGGCCCCATTCATCTTTGCATTCCTACCCGAAGTTGGAATCACAACATCCAGAGAAACCAGTGGTTTTCTAGGATTGTTCAAGGGTGTTAAATGGGAAACTGTACAAGGATTTGTTATTCTTCCCGAAGTGAGACAGACTGCATTAGCAATCGTAGGATTCTATTTCGGAAGTTCACAGGTAAAATAAAAATCTGATTAGTGAAATTTTTGGTTATTGGGTGTGGTCTTAGTGGCTGTACGGCTGCCAGATTATTAAAAGATAAAGGACACGAGGTTAAGATATATGAATCTCGTTCGCATATTGCGGGCAACTGTTATGATTCAAAGATTGGAGATACCATGGTTCATAACTACGGTCCACATATCTTTCACACAGATGATGAAGAAGTCTTTTCTTTTCTTTCAAGATTTACTGAATGGATTCCATTTGAATATCGACCTGTAGGTGTAACACCTTTGGGAAATATTCCATTGCCTTATCACGATAACGGAAGTGAAAAGCACATAGGAAAAGTCCTGTCTGATGATGAAATCAGAGAAAATATCTTTCGAGATTATAGCGAAAAGCAATGGGGGGTTTCATTTGATGATATACCCAAGACTATAACTAATCGTATACCTAAGACAAGAGGGTGTGATAACCCAACTTGGTTCGAAGGACAGAAATATCAATGTCTTCCCAAGGGAGGTTACACTCGTATGTTTGAAAACATGATAGAGGGTATCGAGGTAAAATTAAACTGTGATAAAGATGAATGGAAAGATGAAGAGTATGACTATCTAATCTACACAGGAAAGATAGATGAATATTTTGGCTATCGATATGGTGAACTAGAATATCGGTCGCTTGATTTAAAGCATGAAGAATCTGAAAAGAAGATGGATACATTGGTTTATAATCAATGCAACAAGGGTGTTGAATATACCAGAATATATGATCATTCATACTTCGATCCAAATCATAGGGGTAATACAGTGATTACTAAAGAATATCCCAAGAAGATGGAAAAGGGTGATATACCATTCTATCCAATACCTTGGGGTGAAGGACAAAAGAAATATTCTCAGTATAGAAAATTAGTAAAAGAAGAAAAGAATACTGTGTTTTTAGGTAGATTGGCACGATACAAATATATGGATATGTGGATGTGCATCAAAGATTCTATGAATAAAATCAATAATATGGTTTGACATTATTAGATATCTAGATTATTATATACATAATGAAAATCAAACAACACACACAAACAGACATGCTCTATAAAGTCCGAGATAAATATATCATGCTTGATCGTCAGGTCACAGTAGATACTGACAAAGAAACAAAAGCAGTTACAGTTGAAGTTACACTATTTGATGATATGGCTAATAGATTCTTCGGTCGTCTCAAAAAAGAAGAACGTATTCAATGGGTTAATGAATTTTTCAATGGTGAGACCGCACCAGTTATTAAAGATTACAAACTTTTGAATAATCATTGATAATTAAAGACATAAAAGGTTTTACAAAACCCGATAAATAGATTATCATATTCTATATCAACGGGTTATGACTTTTGAGATCTTATAATACATGATTCTCTAAATTATTGATAATGAAAGACATAAAAGCCTTTACAAAACCCGATGAATAGATTATAATATACATATAAGATTGAGAAAGATATTCAATCAATTATGGCTCTCTAAGCCAAATATCAAATTAGAGTTAAACGTCTTGTAAAATTGGCGCCCAAACCAACTTCGGTTGAGAGGGGCGAGAAAGAATTTATAAATTCGGTGGACGTAGCCATCGCGAAAACAAATCTACGATACTTTTAGAACATACTACACGGTCATATGAGCGATATATTTATCGAGCTAGGCCTAGCACCTCTTCGTTATAAAGTGCCTCTGGTATGTTCACAATTTTTCGGTTTCTTAGCTCAGTTGGTAGAGCAGCTCACTTGTAATGAGCAGGTCGTCGGTTCGAACCCGTCAGAAACCTCCATTTTTAAGGAGAGATGGCTGAGTCTGGCTTAAGGCGGCTGACTTGAAATCAGTTGATGTGAAAGCATCCGTGGGTTCGAATCCTACTCTCTCCGCCATTTAAGGAGATATGACTGAGTGGCTTAAGGTAGCTCTTTGCTAAAGAGCCGAAGTTTAATCGCTTCCGTAGGTTCGAATCCTACTTTCTCCGCCATTTAAAGTGTATAGCCCAGGGCGCACTATAAAGATACCTGGGTACAATTTCTATACAAGTCAGGCAGATACGGTTAGCTGCACCAGACTGTAAATCTGGCACCTTTGGTTTTGCAGGTTCGAATCCTGTGGCTTGTACCATTTTTTTTATTCCGACATAGCTCAGTTGGTAGAGCAGTTGACTGTTAATCAATTTGTCCCTGGTTCGAGCCCAGGTGTCGGAGCCATTTTTTGCCCCTATCGTCTAGTCTGGTTAGGACACCGCGTTTTCATCGCGTCAACCACGGTTCGAATCCGTGTAGGGGTACCATTTTAATGCAGAGAGGTTAGGTAGCCAAAGGAGTCTCATAAGCTTC